ATGCAAACCGTTATTTTTGGTCGTTCGGGTTGCCCTTACTGTGTGCGTGCAAAAGATCTGGCTGAGAAATTGAGCAATGAACGCGATGATTTTCAGTATCAGTATGTAGATATTCGTGCGGAAGGGATCACTAAAGAAGATCTACAACAAAAGGCAGGTAAACCCGTAGAAACCGTGCCGCAGATTTTTGTCGATCAGCAACATATCGGCGGCTATACCGATTTTGCTGCATGGGTGAAAGAAAATCTGGACGCCTGATCGTCTGACAAGCCCTCGCGTTGAGGGCTTTACTGATTTTTTCTGTGCTGTGGTTTAAACAAACTACTGATAAATAAGAAACACAGTGCCCCCAGCGCACACCAGAACACCGCGCTTAGTAACCATGCCAGCTCTTGCCAGAATGAGCGCGTCGGTGAAAAAAACAGCCGCATAATGAGCATCGAACAGGGTGCCGCCAGCATTGCGCCAAACAGAGGTTTCAGGACTTCTCTACGCTGTGAAAAGAAGCTGGCGACTGCTCCAGGAAGAATGAAAAATAGCAAGCCGATTTCAGGATGCCCGGCAGCCCGAAAAGCGCCTTTCATGTGCGTCGCCAGAAAAAGGCACACCACAATGAAGAGGACAAAACAGCAGATTGCCCCCGCCCAACGTTGTTTATGTTTCACTCGTTCCTCCTGACACTGCGTCTATCGAACACATTTTTCGCCAGTGTGGCGTTCAGTAAGATAAAGCCGCTTCGCATTCCATGCTAATATAGGCCAACGCAATTCATATAGCCGTTGATACCTAATGTGATTACACTAGTAAAATATATTGTTACTTTACTATCGTTTAGGTGCGCTGAATGAATCTGCGCCCTGAATTCTGGTAAAAAACATTATCGTAAATTACCATTTCTTTCAACAGCTTACTAGTAAACAAGAAGTTAGCCTCCGTGAATATAAACGTCGCCGAATTGTTAAATGGGAATTACATTCTGTTATTATTTGTGGTCCTCGCGCTTGGGCTATGTCTCGGAAAGTTACGACTTGGTTCGATCCAACTGGGTAATTCCATTGGCGTTTTAGTCGTATCGCTGTTATTAGGCCAACAACATTTCAGCATTAACACCGATGCGCTTAATCTTGGCTTTATGCTGTTTATTTTCTGCGTCGGGGTCGAAGCCGGACCGAACTTTTTTTCCATTTTTTTTCGCGATGGGAAAAATTACCTAATGTTAGCACTGGTGATGGTTGGCAGTGCGCTGGTGATCGCCTTAGGGTTAGGTAAGCTGTTTGGCTGGGATATTGGCCTGACGGCCGGTATGTTAGCAGGCTCTATGACGTCGACACCGGTTCTGGTCGGTGCTGGCGATACACTGCGTCATTCCGGCATGGAAAGCAGGCAGCTCTCACTGGCACTGGATAATCTGAGCCTCGGGTATGCCTTAACCTATTTAATCGGTCTGGTGAGTTTGATTGTTGGTGCGCGTTACTTGCCGAAATTGCAGCATCAGGACTTACAGACCAGCGCCCAGCAAATCGCCCGCGAACGTGGCCTGGACACTGATGCCAACCGTAAGGTTTATTTACCGGTGATCCGCGCCTATCGCGTCGGCCCGGAGCTGGTGGCCTGGACCGACGGCAAAAATCTGCGTGAACTGGGTATTTATCGACAAACCGGCTGCTACATTGAACGTATTCGACGTAACGGGATTCTGGCAAATCCAGACGGTGATGCCGTGCTACAAATGGGCGATGAAATAGCGTTGGTAGGCTATCCCGACGCCCATGCCCGACTCGATCCCAGCTTCCGTAACGGTAAAGAAGTTTTCGATCGTGACCTTCTCGACATGCGTATCGTCACTGAAGAAGTGGTCGTTAAAAACCATAACGCTGTAGGTAAACGTCTCGCACAACTGAAGTTGACCGATCACGGTTGCTTCCTTAACCGCGTCATTCGTAGCCAGATTGAGATGCCGATAGATGACAACGTCGTGCTTAACAAAGGTGACGTTTTACAAGTCAGCGGTGATGCCCGTCGCGTAAAAACCATCGCCGATCGCATCGGCTTTATCTCGATTCACAGCCAGGTCACTGACCTGCTGGCATTTTGCGCCTTCTTTGTTATTGGGCTGATGATCGGGATGATCACCTTCCAGTTCAGCACATTCAGTTTCGGCATGGGGAACGCTGCCGGGTTGTTATTCGCCGGAATTATGCTGGGCTTTATGCGTGCTAACCACCCGACCTTCGGTTACATTCCGCAAGGTGCATTAAGCATGGTGAAAGAGTTCGGCTTGATGGTGTTTATGGCAGGCGTTGGTCTGAGCGCCGGTAGCGGTATTAATAACGGCCTGGGCGCGATTGGCGGTCAGATGTTGATTGCCGGATTAATTGTCAGTCTTGTGCCCGTGGTTATCTGTTTCTTGTTCGGTGCTTATGTATTGCGAATGAACCGCGCACTGTTGTTCGGCGCAATGATGGGCGCACGCACCTGCGCGCCGGCAATGGAGATCATCAGTGATACAGCTCGCAGTAACATCCCTGCGCTGGGCTACGCGGGCACCTACGCAATCGCCAACGTCCTGCTGACGCTGGCAGGGACAATCATCGTCATGGTATGGCCAGGATTAGGATAAAACTGAAGTTGCCCTGAAAATGAAATTTTTTTGCACAACCGCAGAACTTTTCCGCAGGGCATCAGTCTTAATTAGTGCCACTGCTTTTCTTTGATGTCCCCATTTTGTGGAGCCCATCAACCCCGCCATTTCGGTTCAAGGTTGATGGGTTTTTTGTTGCCTGAAATTTATGCCTTTTAAAATCATGATGTTAGACGCACTGTTTTTTAATGATGGCGACAAATTGGCGGCAGCGTCAAAGAGAGAGCGCCACCTGTCCTGATTTCATTGGATGCGGCTGAACCGGATTTGACTCTTTTGGCGTTGCAATCGAACGAACAAAAGTTTCATGGGTTACAAAAGTATGGCTGCAGTTAATATTCTGGCACTGGTTGTAACGCTCTTTGGTCAATGAAGATACCTGAAAACTGCTGCGAGTATGGGCGGCACTTCCACACAGTGGGCAAATCATCATTTTTCGAGTTCTCCCCATTTTTGCTAAATTCACAATAATGATACCGCATTATTCCATTTTGCAAACTTAAAAGTTCTCCATTGCGAAGAATCATTCCATTTCGAAATCATCAATCCTCACTTCAAGCTCCAGACTGGTCGTAAAACCGTTATCCGGGCTGACGGTATGCGTCAGAGTCGTAATGGTCCATTCCGCATCATCTATCGGCTGTTTAAAGCCACTGACTTTCACTGGCATTTCCGTGTAGAGATCTGCCCGCCCTTCCGCCAGTTGTAGCGAGAATGACGCAACTCCGCGTTGCAGGCGTTCCCACTGCATTTTCGCTGCCCGTTCGGCGTTGCTCCGGTTGGCATAAGTGCGATTAAGTACCAGCACGTTTTCATCCGTACCCACCAGGTAATCGCCCTGCTTCGCTTCCGGCTCTTTCTTCTGCTTCTTAGTCCTGCGCTTACGCTTCACCGTGGTGCTTTCTTTCTTCGCGGGTTCGCGGGTATGCAACCAACTGGCAATTACGCCCGTGTAGGCTCCGCGATCTGCCAGGGTAAAGCGGTGACTGTCGCCGTCCTTACGTGTGATTGAGATCACCGGCAGAGGTTTACCGCTGGCGCTTTTGCCCTGTCCCTGCCGGATGAATAACAGATTGCCATTTTTCACCGACGCGATGGCACCGTACTGGCGCGCCAGCCGCATCAGAAAACTGCCGTCACTCTCATTAGTCTGGTCTATATGCTCCACGGGCTTATCCGACAGGTCTTTACCCAGTGCCATCTTCAGCTTATGACGCGCGGCTATTTCCTTCACCACTTCCCCGACAGTGGTCTTGTGCCACGATTTTTCACGGCGGGTATTCAGCGTTTCCCTAAAATCAGCACTTCGCGCCCGGATAGTCAGGCGATCCGGTGCGCCGGTGTGTTCAATCTCGTCCACCGTGAATGCCCCTTTCGGGAAAAGCGGCTGCCCCTTCCAGCCCAGCGCCAGCGTGATGACCGCACCACGGCGCGGCAGCACGATTTTTCCGTCGGCGTCGTCCAGCTCCAGATCAAGCTGGTCTGCTTCAAAGCCCCGATTGTCCGTCAACGTCAGACTCATCAGGCGGTTATCCAGCACAGTGGTGATATCCTTCCCCTCAATACTGATGCTGAATGCGGGAGTTTTGTTGCCTTTGTTAAGCAGTTCAGAGCTGAAATTCACGACAGCAGCCCTCCCACCGTTTTACTGATATCGCTTAAGGCAGACGTTGCCGTATCCTGCAAATTATTCAGCTGCGCACTGAGATCACCGAACATATCGGACAGGGATTCATCCACCCGTTTGAGCGACAGGGTAAACTCAATCCGGCGCGGCATACCATCGCGGAAAAACTCCGTTTTAGTCTGATTCAGTCCCTCAATCACATACATGCCATAAATCGTGCCGCTGCCTTCAATCAGGGGCCATGCTTTCCCCTGTTCTGCCATCTGCTCCAGTGCCAGCAACGACATCCTGCCACCTGTTATCTCCGGCATAAGAACACCGGAAAGCGTCAGCATGTCGTTGTCCGGTCCCAGAAACTGCGTGGACGGACGTCGGTTTACCCGGCTGTTTGCCGCATGTCGCCAGCTGCGTTGATACTGCAGCTCCTGATACGGCACGGTGCGCAGCATAAACACGTACAATCCCAGCACCATCATCATGCGTCGTATCCCCCCTGATCGCTGTAGTTACTCCTAGCTTTTGCCTTCAGCCTGCGTTCACGTTCATCAAGCTGGCGGGCCACCTCCCGCGCAATATCCTGCGCACTTTGTCCTGGCTGCGTCTGAATGATGATCTGCGTCGGTGCCTCAATCCGTTGAACGGGCGGCACAGTGGCTGCACGACTCACCATCGCTTCGCCGCCTTTCGCGGGAAGTGCCAAAGGATGTAACGGTGGAAGCTCTGTAGGCGCGGCAGCAACGCCCATCATTCCGGCAACAACCGCAGCCAGTGCAGCGGTATTTCTCCGGCTGGTCACGTTTGCCGGGCCGTTGACAATTTCCGGCCCGTTTTCACCGACGATGCCAAACTGCCCGCGCGGGATATAGCCGCCGCTGTCATACATCCCCGCAAAGCCATATCCCCATGACGGAAAACCACCCGATGGCATCATCACTTTACCGTCTGCATTCACCGTCGCAGGTTGCTGACGCGTCACGCTTTCCGGCAGTTTCGCCTTTGCAGCCTCTTTACTGACAATGCCGAGTTTATCCAGCAACCAGGAAACGCCGGATTTCAGGGAGTCCAGCGGATGCATGACCATATTCAGCCCTTCCGCCAGTGCCTCCCCGAATCGTCGCCCCATTGCCGCTGCGCTCTGCAGTTCGGCAGAGGTCGACTTAACAGGCGTCAGCAGATCAGTAAACCAGCCCCACAGCGCCTGCACTTTGTCGCCAATCCACTGGAACACGGGCTTAAGTGGTTCAAACGCTGCACTGATGGGACCTGCCGCCGCTTTGAATCCTTCCACCACGCCACCGAGAAATGCGGTGATGGGTTGCCAGTATTTCCAGACAACCAGCGCCACACCCGCCAGTGCAGTAACCACAAGACCTATCGGACTAAGCAGAGCACCTAACAGACCAGATATGGCATACAGGGCAACGCGCAGCATCGCCAGTGGACCAGATGCCAGTACTCGCAGCACCGTGCCTGCGGCGGCCAGTCCACCGCGCAGTACCGCCAGAGGATTCATAAACATCACAGCAACAGCACGTAAACCGGATAATCCAGACCGCAAAAGTGCAACCGGCGCACCTGCTACAGTTTTCAGGACATTTCCCGTCAGTGATGCCGTGCGGCGCAAAGACGACAACGGCGCAGTAAGTAAACCTGCGGCGTTGCCCGATGAAGCAAGCCCGCGTCGCAGCAGTGCCAGTGGTGCGCCAGCCAGCCAGGACAACGCGCTGCTGGTTCGAGTTACTGCTGCCGTAACGGAAGATAACGTTTTGATACCCAACACAGAGAATCCCAGACGGATCACTGCCAGCGGCCCCAGCACTGCAGCCAGCGCCACCGCTAAGGTGCCGAGGCCGACGGTAACCGCAGCCACAACAGCCGATGCTTTCATCAGTGTGCCTGTCAGTTCCGGGTTAGCTTCCACCCAGCGACGCAACGCCTCCGTGACGCTTTTCACCGTGTACAGAATATCCATCAGCGGCTGGCGCAGCGTTTCGCCCAGGCTGCTGAAGGTGTTCTGCGCTCCGGTTTTGACCAGCAACCACTGCGCAGAAAGTGAATCCTTGTTAATGTCGGATTCTTTCTGCATGGAGCCGAGCGCATCATTGCCCGCTGTCAGTTTTAACTGACGCTGCAGTTCCGGCAGGTTGTTTGCCAGTTTCGCCGCGTCATCGCCAAACTCTTTACCAAACAACATAGTCATGGCAGACAGGCGCTTGTCCTGCGGCAGCGCGTTTACCTTCTCCAGCACGCGCTGGATGGTTCCCATCGCATCCTTCGTCATCTGCTTTTCAATCACTTCAGGATTGAGTTTCAGCAGATTCATCCCTTCAAAGAAACTCTTGCTTTGCATGGTGGCAATGGACAATTCACGCACCATCGCGTTTGCTGCACTGGCTGCAACCTCTGGCGCAGCGCCCAGTGTCAGGAAGGTGGAACCCAGCGCCGCCGCTTTACGATAATCCAGACGGTCAGCCACACCGCCCAGACGTTGCATCACATCAATGATGTCTGCCCCTTTCGACATGGCGTTATCATCCAGATAGTTCAGCGCATCACCGAGCTGTTCAATATTGCGGGTGGGGATTTTGTAGAGCTGGGCGATTTTCCCCAGACTTTCTGACAGTTCATCCGCTGGCAGCTCAAAGGCTGTTGCCGCCTTTGCTGCCGTACTGGCGAAGGCCAGCAGGTCACGTTTCTGATCTTCCCAGCTGTCGTCAGGGTTTGCGACGTTCATGCGCGCACCACCTTCAACCAGTGCAGCGAAGTCCACCGCACCGTTTTCCATCGGCAACTGTTCGCTGGCAGCCTTGATGGCATCCTGCATTTCATAAAAACGTGCAGTGCGGTTGCCATTATCGTCACGCAGACCATTGACCTGCTTTGCCACACCTTTCATGGCATCTTCCATGCTGGTATAGCTTTTTACTGCCGCCATCACTGGCGCACCCATTGCCAGCCCTGCAGCCGTGGTGGTGGCTCCGGCACCTGCAATACGATCACGCACCTCCAGCGAACGGGCATAACTGGCACGCGCTGCATTCATCCTGCGCTGAGCTTCCCCCAGTCGCTTCAGCCGCGCCTCCTGTTTCGAAAGTTCCTGGTTATAACGTGATGTTTCACGGGCTAAACGGGCAGTTGCTCCCGCATCGTCTTTCGCAGAAATTCCCGCCCGGTACAGTTCAGCACGCACAAGCGCCGTCTGCTGCTGCAGCTTTTTCTGGCGTTCTTCCAGGCGCTGAACAGCCAGCCGTTGACGGCCCAGAGCAACAACCTGACGTTGCGAAGGCGGCCCCATCGCTCCCAGTTCCTGACTGAGCAAATTTGCACGCTGGCGGGCATAGTTCAGCCTGTCGCCTAATTTCTGATTTTCTGCCTGCAGCTTTCGGAAGCTGTCCAGACTGCTCCCGGCCTGATCAAGCTGCTTTATTGCATCGCGGGATTTTTTGACAGCAGCAGCCAGTTCTCTTGAACTGGCCTGCGCAGATCGAAATGGGCGGGTGAGCTTGTCAACCGCATTAAGAATGACCTGCAGACGCAGGTTGTTATCACTCATCGTTGGCCCCGCTTCTCTGAATCGCTTTATACCGCCATTCCAGCACTTCGGTCAGCGGCATAACGTCAGTAACGGATGGCGGCCAGTGAAAAATGGTGGCGATATCTGCCACCAGATCGTCAACCGTCAGGCTGTCGGTAAACCGGCAAGCACCGACTTCTTCAACAAAAAAGTGACAACCTCAACCGACATGGCAGTGAGATCTGCCGGGTCCATCTCTGCAATTTCCTGTGCAGTCAGTGCCGGACTGGAGATGCGGGGGATCACGGTCATCATCGCGTTTACATCCATATCCATAATGGCCTGCAGGCGTGTACCGCGCAGCGCACCGGACTGCGGTTTACGCAGCACAATTTCGGTGATTTCTGTTTTACCGCGCTTGATGGGGGTATCCAGTTGAATGGTCTTTTCAGTCTGCTTATCGCTCATTTTGCTGTCCTGTCAATTGGGCTCTGGCGCGGTATCCCGCGCCGTTCAGATATATCAGAGGCCGAGGGCGTTGCGGTGCGCTTCCATCAGGTCCACACCGTCCACAATTTCCACCATGTTGATAAGGTCCACTTCATAGAGCACCTCACCATTGATGGTCAGCTTCGCGTAGCTGTTGGTACTGGTCACTTTGGTGGTGTTGCTTTCGCCCGTCTTCCACTCGCCGGAATCCACTTCTTTGTGACGTCCACGCACGACAAGCTCCACGGCCTGCACTTCCCCGGTATCGTCACGCTGAATAGAGCCGGTAAAGCGCAGCTGGATGCCATCCACCGTGGCTTTGCCCATCTGCTTAAACAGCAGCAGTTCAGTACCACCAATGGAAAATTCTGTGTCCAGCGCACTGTCATCAAGCCCCAGATCCACATCCACCGCACCCGGCATTCCGCCGCCGCGATACTTCTCATATTTGCGGGTAAATTTCGGCAGCGTCAGCGACTCAACGATCCCCTGCCAGTTGTTCCCGTCGTTAAACAGGTTCAGGTGTTTTAATTTGCGTGGTAAAGCCATGTTGTCCCCTTACGCGCTGACCTGGCTGGCGAAATTCACCAGGTACTGATCGGTGATGCGCTGACGCAGCATCAGGTTTTCAAGTGGCGGCACTGGCGTGTAGTCGTAGTCGATGGTGAGTTTTCCGGCTTTCAGCGTGTCTTTGTCGTTCACCGACTCATCCAGCCAGCAATCACCACCAATGAGATAGCCCTGACTGACCAGGCTGCGCATTTTGGCGCGGATACCTTCGATAATGTCGCGGGCCAGCGACGGGTTAAGCGGTTTATCCACCGCCCACATGTGTGCTTCTGCCATCGTGTCCATCAGCACCTGCGCCGTGCGGGTGTAGTTTTCGAAGGCAAAGAGCGGGTCATCACTCAGGCAGCGGGAACCCCAGAAGCGGAAACCGTCTTTACGCACAAGCGTGGTGACGTCGTTCTGGTTCAGCAGACCTGCATCGGTTGCCGGGTCCTGCAGATCCCAGAACACATCTGCAGAAATGCCGGTGACACCGTTCACGCCCACGTTGGACAGGCTTTTGTGCCATCCGGTCTGCTCGTCAATTTTGGCGCGCAGACCAAGCGCACGGGCGGTGGCATATGCCGTTGCTTCGGCATTCAGCACCGTGTCCCAGCCAGTAAAGTCAGGCCAGATCAGCATCCCTTCGCGCTGGCTGAAGTTTTCGCGGTAAGTGATCGCCTCCTGCACTGTCTTGCAGCCATACGCTGACAGGTAAGCAAATCCACGCAGGCTTTGCGCCACGCTCAGCAACTCAGTAGCTACCGCCTTGGTGTCGTGGCCTGGCACGCCGAGAATGCGCGGTTTAACGCCGAGCTGTGACTGGGCAGATAACAGGGCTTTCATACCTGTTTTTTTACCTTCAGCAGTCACTGCGCCGATGATATTGGTCGTGGTTTCGTCTTCCGTTTCACCCTGCGGCACACGCACAACAATGGTCACGGGTTTTGCCTGGTCAGCGATGGCATCCAGCGAACGGGCCAGAGTACCTGACTCACCCGCTTTACCGCTGGCAGTCAGCACATCAGTGATCAGCACGGGTTTATTAAGAGGAAACATTTTTGCATCGGCATCATCGCCCGTGCAGACCATACCCACGATGGCGGTGCTCACCGTGGTAATAGATCGGGTGCCTTCGTTGACTTCAACAACGCGCACCCCGTGGTGGTAATCCTGAGCCATAGTGGCGAACCTCCTGATTGGATTAGGCTTCGCCCTATGTTGAAGTGATTGTGCCTGACAAACAGCTAAGCGCAGTTGTGTCGTTATTCACACAAAATAACGGTATTTGTCTGCTTGCAGGGATAATCAACATAATGCTGATTCAGGGGGATTCATTGATCTTATTTGCCGGAAATTTTCTATAAATGGTAGAAACGCCTACATCAAAAATCAGTGCAATACGCTGTCTTGATTCTCCGGCCTCGAGTAAACGCCCAATCTGTGCCCACTGTTCGGTGGTCAACTTAGGACGGCGTCCACCTACTCTGCCTTTGGCACGAGCTGCAGCCAGCCCTGCCCTGGTACGTTCAACTATCAGTTCGCGTTCCATTTCAGCCAGGGCACCCATGACATGAAAAAAGAAACGGCCCATTGGGGTACTGGTATCAATACTGTCAGTCAGGCTTCTGAAATTCACACCACGCTGGCGCAACTCTTCTATCAGCGTAACAAGATGCCGCATACTGCGCCCCAACCTGTCCAGCTTCCAGACAACCAGCGTGTCTCCTGCCGATAGTGTCCTGAGTAGTTTTTTCAGCCCCGGTCTGTCGGACTTAGTGCCACTGATTTTGTCCTCAAAAATCCGCTCACATCCCGCGCAGTTCAGTGCATTACGTTGCAAATCGGTGTTCTGGTCATTTGTTGACACGCGTACATAGCCAATAAGCATGATCATCCCCCTGAATAAAAACCGGAGATGATGCCAGTTAGCTGTTACCTCTGCATTTTCTTAAACGTTGGTTTGGGAGAAGGCTCAGCATTACCTGTTGGGGTGCCTGTTCCGTGGCCTTCAGCCACTCCGCCAACAGGCTGGTTGAAATGCAATGGTGCGGCTTTTTCTGCTGAAGAATACCCGGAACTGGCAAAGGCTTACCCGACAAATAAATTGCCTGATTTACGCGGTGAATTTATTCGTGGATGGGATGATGGGCGCGGGGTGGATTCCTCTCGTGGTTTGTTGACATCTCAAGACCATTTATTTGCTTCTCATGGGCACTGGTTTGACAAGTACTATGCGCTAACAGGTTTTGATCCAACGGGAGGTCGGTTCGTAGTTACGGCTGATGCTTTCGGGGAACTTATTACGGCAAATTCAATTTCTACGGTATCGGTTGGTGGTTCTGAAACCCGGCCGCGCAACGTCGCATTTAACTATATCGTGAGGGCAGCCTGATGAATAAAGCCGTATTAAATAGCGAACTCATTACTACAAAGGCAGGAAACATTACCGTTTATAATTTTGATGCTGAGACGAAGGAATATCTTTCCACATCAACCGAATATCTTGTTGTGGGTGTCGGTATTCCGGCGTATTCCTGTTTAGATGCTCCTGGTACATATAAGGCTGGTTATACTATCTGCCGTTCAGCAGATTTAAAATCATGGGAATATATGCCAGACCATCGCGGTGAAATCGTTTTTAGCACCGAAACAGGGGAATCAAAAGAAATCACAGCTCCGGGTGATTACCCTGATAATACAACCACTATCGCCCCGTTAACGCCATACGATAAATGGGATGGTGAGAAATGGGTGACGGATACCGAGGCACAGCACGGCGCAGCAGTAGATGCAGCAGAAGCACAGCGCCAGTCGCTGATTGATACTGCAATGGCCTCCATCAGTCTGATTCAGCTGAAATTGCAGGCCGGACGTAAACTGACGCAGGCAGAAACAACCCGCCTTAACGCTGTGCTGGATTACATTGACGCGGTGACGGCAACAGATACCAGCACCGCGCCGGATGTCATCTGGCCTGAACTGCCGGAGGCGTAGGCCATTCAATATCTGGCGCACCGGAAGTATCGACCAGCTCCAGTGCGTCCAGATAATCCAGCCACAAATTATATTGCGCCAGTTCGTCACCTTCCAGACGACCAATAGCGGCTTTACCGGGCCATTGTTTACTGTTCATGTATTCGTTGGCCTGGTTAATTAATAGCTGTCTTTCTGATTCAGTAATTTCAATAAGCTCTTCATGCGTGGGTGGAGGAATATCTGCCCACGCAGGCAGCCCATCATTTCCGGCAATACGGATTTTTCCTTGTGGCGGTTCAGCCATAAACTCACTGATAATATTTTGATTCACTTCCTTAGCATCTGATAAATCCCATCCCTCTGATTTATATTTATCAATCATATCCACAGGGAAAAAAGCATTATGCCTTGCGCTATAAATATATTCGTTCATATAAATCACCCTGAATAAAATTACTCACCAACAGCCCACCAACTGTAATTCATCGATACCGTGTCGCTGGTTGATGACGTTCTGTAAGCAGAATTAAAGCCGGTTAACGTTGGGCCTTCTGCAGTCATCACGAACCCTCGCCCAGCGCCTAAAGGCGCACCGCCATCACCAGAATGAGTAAGCATGGCGCAGTCCGCTTTTTTGGGGAAAGGGATGCTGAATGTAATTCTCATTGTTTGCGTCGATAATGTCGGCGTAACCGCACCACGACCATATTGCAGGATTTTCCCGTTGGGTAATTTCATCCATCCATCACCACTGGCAAAAGAGGCCATGTCCGGTATCTGATTTTTCCCTGTCCCCACATCCCGTTTTGCCGCTTCTCCCAAACCAAGGTATGCGAGAAGACCAGCCACATCCTTTCCACTCAAATTGGTAAGCGTATTGTCCAGCGGTTGTTTACCTGCCAGCGCATTAAGCATTGTCGTGGCAAAGTTCGGATCATTCCCCAGTGCCGCCGCCAGTTCGTTCAGTGTATCCAGTGCAGCAGGTGCAGAACCCACCATTCCTGCAATCGCCGATTTCACAAAAGCCGTAGTGGCAATCTGTGTATTGTTGACCGACTGCGCCGCCGTGGGGGCTGTTGGCGTTCCGGTGAGTGCCGGACTCGACAACGGTGCTTTTAGTGCCAGCGCATTGTTAATGGTGGTACTGAAATTCGGATCATTGTTAATGGCTGCGGCTATTTCTTTCAGCGTGTCCAGCGTGGCTGGCGCACCATTAATAAGGGCCGTCAGTGCCGCCTGTACAAACGCAGTGGTCGCAACCTGCGTGGTATTATTCCCCGCCGCTGGCGTTGGCGCTTTGGGGGTTCCGGTAAATGTCGGGCTGGCTTTTGGCGCGTACTGTGAATGCGGGTCCGGTGCGGCAAGATGTTTTGCCATCTGATCATCCGCGTACACCTTCAGCTCCAGTGCCTTGTCATCCACATACTTGCGGGTTGCCAGCACTACAGCAGGGTCGATTTTCAGGGTGATATTGTCCGTGCTGCTGGTAATCAGCACCATGCGCACGGTCTGAGTGCGCCCGCTACCTTCAGCCAGTTGCGGCTTATAGCTTTCCGGGCAGTTGCCCACGGCAATCAATGCCCCGGACTCATCAAACAAGCCCACTTCACGTATCCACCAACCGCCCTCGTTTTCAGGGATCACCTGTTCGGCAATAATCTGGCTGCTGTTCTGCGGGTCGATATAAAGCATATTCAGCGCAGCCCGGCGTTTCTCATTTACCAGTGCCGTCTGCTTTGCGTCCGGCGTTGGCAATACTCCACCGCCATCGCCCACCGCCATATGGGTAATTTTTAGCGGCACACCGAGCGCGGCGGCGCTGGCAAGTTTCGCCGCGCCAATATCCGTCAGCAGGGTATAAAATTTTGTGCTCATGGATTCACTCTCATTGTGTCAATAACATGGACCGCCCCGCCTTCATGCGCGGTGCCACCGGAAATAATCGTTTCGTTGATATACGGATAGATCGTGATTTCTTCGCCAAGATAGCTGGCGGCTCCCACCCAATGCGGACCGCTGGTCTGCAGATTGATGGACATGCCGATCATGTGGCGGCTACATGGTTTGGCATCGCTTATCAGTCGCTCAAGTTCCAGATAGGTATCTTCAGTGATGCCCTGGTCCTGCACGCCGATATCCAGGCGAAACGTGCCCGGTGTTTCTCCGGTCTGCCACCACTCAATAATGCGGATCAGGAATCCGAACGGTTCCACCACCCGCCGCACGGCACTGGTGGTTCCTTTATGCTGATGAATATAAAAAGCATCCTTCACTACCTGGCGTTTGACGCTTTCTGTCCAGCCCTCGTCCCAGCGATCCACAGAGAACGCCCAGGCGAGATAAGGCAGGAAGCTGACCGGACAGGTAGCCGGATTCCACAAGTCACGCAGCGGCACCTGCAAATCAGAAATCCCGCTGCACGTTTGCGCCAGTCGGCGCTCCAGTGAAGTTGACCCCGATGGCAGCAGACTATTCATCCGTTCCCCCGTTGGTCACGCTCCACTCCGTACATGATGCCGCCTGCGTTTTGTTCAAAACCACATCCGCCAGCGGCGAAGCCAGCTCCACACGCTGCACACCCTCAACATGCAGGGCGGCAAAGATGGCGCTACGGCGAATATCCCGACCAAGCCGCGTCTGACTGGCGATGTATTTCTGCAGGCTGGCTTTTGCCGCTGCCATTACCGGCTCTGCTTCCGGCCCCGGATAGAGAAAAATGGTGGCTTCCACGCGATACGGGATGATTTCTGCGCTGCGAACCGTCAGACGGTCAGCCACCGGGCGAACGTTCTCACTGTTCAGAGCTTTTTCCACCACGTCCAGCAGGTCTTTTTCTGCTGTTCCGTCGCCTTCACGGCTTAGGACCGTAAGCACCACCTCTGCAGGTGCCGGGCTGGTTGCACTGGCATCCGCCACCCGACCGTCGGCGCTTCGGGCATGAAATTCATAAGCTGCGGTTGGCCCCGCAACCGAAAGCCCTTCAAAAGCCGCAGGCACACGCAGGCGTAACGCTTCATCGCTTTCCATCACAGCCGCAACGGGTGGCACAGCGTCATTATCAGCAGGCGTCACCGTCAGGCGTTTCACGTTGTAGTTGGCAGCGAGCTGGTCAAGATCGCCGCCCATCGCGTAAGCCACCATCACAGCATGCGCGGCTTCGTTAATGCGCTGGCGCAGAAGCAACTCACGGTAAGCGTTCTCCTGAAGCAATTTGGTGACGGGTTCAGATTCCAGTTCCAGCGTACGGATCACTGCTTCCTGTTCATCTTTCGGATGAAGCGCAACAAATTCGGCCTTGCGTTCGGCAAGCAGCGTCTCAAAGTCCGGCACATCCACAATCTGCGGTGCAGGCAACTGCGAAAGGTCAATCACTGCCATTCTCTGCTCCTGTTGATACGGAAAGGGACACAGGCACACCGTTATTCCGCCGCCCGGTCAGCTCCACCACCATAGAACCGTCAAAGTTGCTGTTGATGGTGATGGAATTCAGCGTCAGCCGTGGCTCCCAGCGACTCAGCGCCACATACACTGCCGACATGACCTGCAGGCGTAATGCCGGATTTTGTGGCTGGTCTATCAGTGCCGACAGCAGGGAACCATATTCACGACGGGCAATGCGGCTCCCCTGCGGTGTCAGCAGAATGTCCCGCACCGACTGGCGCAGATGGTCAATATCAGTAATGACTTTGCCGCTGGTATTGTTCATCCCGCTATAAAGCGTCATACCGGGCCTCCGGTTGTGTCGCCGCCTTTCAGGACACCAGTATGCTGATGCGCATCAACCACGATCCCGTTAGAACTCATTGCACCGCCACTCTGGGTAACACCACCATTGATCACCACTTCGCTGTTAATACGCGTGCGGTCAGCCTCCAGCACAAACTCACTGGTTTTCAGGGTGATGTTGTCGACGGCCTCAATGACCATAGATTTGATGCCCCTGACATACCAGCGCCCGGTGGCGGGTTCATATTCAAACCAGCCACCGTCAGGATGTTCTGTCACGCAGGCGTCCGCCGACGTCGACGGTGGTGCGAACTGATTCGAATAGACAGCGGGCAGCGCAAAGGCAGTCTCCAGATTGCCGCCCAGACTCAGCAGCACCACCTGCTCACCTTCTGATGGTTTCCACCATGTGCGGGCATTACCCGCGCGCAGCGTCAGCCAGTTAATCCAGTTAGTTTCAAGGTCGCCCGTTTTCACCCGGCAAAGCCAGTTTGTCCTGTCCACTTCGGTGACTACCCCAGTGCGGATCAGGTTGGTGATAAGGCGCATGATTTCGGTTAATTGTGCGTTCATAGGGAAAGGTTGCCATCAGGGGAAGAAAGGCGGCAGTGCTGCAACTTGTATCAGTGCTGATACAAAAATCACCCCGCCAGCCATTGCAGAATCATGTCGCGGGTCATTGCCTCAACATCATCATTTACACCCAGAAGGCGACGCTCTGCGTAACGGACCTCCGGTCCTTTGCGGCTGACGCGATCACGTAAGCCGTAGTGATGAACACGGGCAATGCGCTGTACCTTGCCTTCAAACTGCACGCTGGCAGAGTCGGCGCTGGCGGCAGTTTTCAGGTATTTTGTGGTGCGCAGCTTTGTAAACATCTGACGTTTGATGCGCCCCTTTTTGCTGCGTGCTGTTACCCTGCGCGGCTCATAACTGCTGCCATCAGGATTGCGCTGCATCCTGATGTTCTGCTGCTGTGTCCGGCGCAGTTCCTGCGCCAGCTGGCGCATCATGCGGCTTCTTGCGGCTGGCTCCAGATTCGCCAATAATGCACTCAGCCAGTTGTCCACCTTCTGCAGTTCAGCCACGTTTCACCGTCCACATTTCTTCAGGTTCATCAGGTTCCGCTACCGCTTCAACGTTCGACACACTGCCGTCAGTGCTGACCAGCACACGCTCCGTCAGTTGCAGGTTAAGGCTGATATCACAGACATCGTTGCGCAGAATATCCACCTCAAAGGTGAATAGCTTTTCCCGTAACGCCGGGTTATTGATGGCATCGGGCTGGTTATCCCGCAGCCACAGCAAAACCGGGGCCATCAGCAGATTCTGGTCGCCGCTGAAATCCTCAATCACCACGTTCAGGGTGTAGCGGTACTCCCATGACATGGAGCTGCCCCCCGTGGCAACCAGCGAACCGTTATCCACAAACAGATGCAGTTTGTCCGGGTTATTGCGGACATAAGGCACCGCTTTATTGAGGGCGTGGCGCAGGGATTGTGGTTTGTTCACTGTTTCGCTCCTGACACGCAATAATCATGTCCACTTTGTCTGCACAGACCGCCCAGGCGGCCTCCGTTTCATCCAGCAATGCGTTCAGATCACCGTTAGTGCGCGGCGCTGTCTGATCCAGCCGACACGGCGTCACTCGCGGACAACCACTGACGGTAAGCTGCACCTCCGGTGAGTGCCGGACGTTCCCGCAGCCGGATAATGTCAGCAGGCAAAGGAGTATCAGCCCAGCGGCGTAAATCCTCGTTCTCACGTTTCAGTTCCTCGATCCGGCGTTGTCGTTGTCTCAGCTGTGCGCTGGTCTGTTCTGCTTCGGCATAGAGCCGCGCCTGCTCCCGGTTATTAGTTTCAGTCAGAATGGACAGGCTGATAAGCTGGCTGTTGCTCTTTGCCAGTGCCTGACTTTTGCTCTGCAGCTCGTCTGCCTGCGTGCTGATGGTCTGGCTGGCATCAGCCAGCCGCCACGTCTGCCAGCCCAGCGCCGCCAGTAATAACGCCAGCACAACCAGCAGCAACCGGTTCATGCTGCTACCTGTTGCGCCATCTGATTACGGGTGATCCAGAAGGCAATAACGGTCAGCAGATAAAAGACCAGGGTAATAGCCCACCCCGTCCAGGCGAGACTTACGACAATCAGCAATCGCATCACCCAGCTGATAAATACGTTTTCTTCTCGGGTAATGGTCTTCAGCAAAGATGCCCTCAACTCCTGCCAGAGCGGGCCATTCTTAATTAACGCAGCCAGTGCTACCGGAATTACCGCCCATGTCAGTAAACAGGCTACCCAAACGCCGGACGCTGCCAGTACCGGAAAAATCCCCTGCGGATACACCATTGCTGCAATTAACAGCGCCATCCATAACATCAGAAACAGCCCGCTGATTAATTTCTTTTTCATTTCAGTTTGCTCCCTGTAAACACCAGGCCATCTCCCGCGCACGGCGGTTATCCAGCCCCTGATTAAACACACCTTTCACATAAACCCAGCGCGGTAACTGTCGGCACGCATCCGCCCAGCGCCGCTGATTGAGCAATTTCACCAGTGTGGAACTGCAGGCATTGCTAGTTCCCACGTTGAAGGCAAACGACACCGTAGCGTCATACACCTTCTGTGGTGGCTGTTGCTTCACACACCTTTCCAGCACCCGCTCCACACGCAGCACGTTGGAGATCAGCCCTTCTGCTGCCTGTCGTTCCGTGATTGTTTTGCCGGGAATGACGCCCGATGTATTACCAATGCCGTCGGTCCAGACACCCGCGCTGCACTGATACGGCTGCAGGCGACAGCCTTCGTAATCGGCAATCAGTTTCAGCCCTTCCACGGACGTATGAAGCTGCTGAAAGCCCGGCAGCGTGGCAGCAATAGCCAGCACGGCCCCGACAAGGCAGCGTTTAACGACTGATGGATTCATAGTCCTCCCTCGAGATCTGCCCGTCGCGCAGAAGCTGGTAGGCTTTGTGTTTGTAGTACCAGTTGATAGCCAGCATCAGCACACCAATCATCAGGCCGCCCAGCGTTGAGATATCCTTGATGGACAAATCGCCCAGCCAGGCCAGCACGACGGCGATGCAATACGTGATAAAGGCGCTGATTCGCTCAAGCGTCATAATTCAGTCCCATAGCTGGACGGTCTGCACGGTGGTGGTGGTCGGAATGTCCGGCAGCTCCACCTGCAGCCCGTGAGGTAAAAAGGGGCCGTATTCGGCAAGCCCCGGATTTGCCTTCAGTACCTGCTCCGTGACCCCCTGCGTGCGCCCGTAATGACGCCAGCAAAGCGCGTCCACCGTGTCATACTGATGCGCACGCACTTTCATCAGATAAGCTCCACTGTGCAGTGCGGCGCATCCTGCACCCGGCTGATGGCCCAGCGGGCGTCACGCCACAAATCACCGCTTGCTTCCGCCAGTTCCTCGCCCCGCTTCACACCGGACGCCGTGGCGTCATAGTCCTGGTATCGTTCGTTGAGCATGGCGCGTGCCCAGCAGTAAACCGCGTTGAAATAGTGCTGAATGCGCTCACTTTTGCCGTCCAGCTGTTCCGCCGGAACTTCTGCCAGCGAGGCATACCCCAGCATCTGCTGGCGTCTGCGAAACTCATACAGCTCTGCGTTGACCTCCGAAATTGCCGACAGCGCAACCTGCTTTAAACGCGGCTGCGTCACCGTGCCGTCAGTGCGCATCACGCTGCGAAACTCCGACAGGTCCACATCAGGCCAGAACGGCGTATTCCTGATGATTTCCGCCTGTTCCGGTGCCTGTTCTGGCGCAACAAACTTCATGCTGCTTTCTCCTGAAATAGAGGGCGGTGGACGGGGTTTTGATGTGGCAGTGCCTTTCGCCACCCCGTGCCGCCCGTGCGCGGGGGCACGTTCTGTCAGCGGCTGTCATTGCGCAGTCTGCGCTCCAGCTGCTGTTTGTCTTTTTTCACGCCACAGCGAGGATCGAGCTGTAACGCATGGTTGAGATGATTAAGGGCGGAAGCCGGGTTGCTTTCACTCAGGACAGCGCCAATCGCTTTATGCAGACGTGCCCGTGACTGGTCCGGCATATCCAGACCGTCTGTCAGCTCCAGCGTCTGCAGCAACAGATCAGCATCAAAGCCGGTGACGGCAAGCATTGCGCTCTGTGCGGCGTCTGCCATTTCCTCTGCCAGCACGGTCTGCACGTTGCGGTTACCCAGCGGCATCACCCAGCCATGACGCAGGGCATGACGCCCGATCTCCAGCGCCCCGGCATAATCTCCGGCATCAATGCGCCACAGCATCACGTACATCAGCACGTCATCCTGTTGAGCGCCTCCGGCAGACAGGACACCCTCCGCCCAGGCGGCGTACTTCGGCAGCAGCTCCACTTTGATTTCCGCTTTTTTGACCGTGGACTGAACGCCCTTGAGACGACGGCGGTCTTCCGCCAGTTGCAGCAGCATCAGGTCATAGCCCGACGCGTGGCGAACACTGCCGCCCTCACGGGCGGCATGTTCAGCCTGAACGCGCAGGCGATGCTGCCGTGCGGGACTCAGGCTCATGAATTACGCTCCGGCTTCTGCTGCGGCGGCGCTGAAGTCGCCAATCTGGATGTTTTCCACAAGTGCGGCGCAGCGGTAGTCCTCAACCACATAGGCTTCGTTAACGGATTCAAAGTTTTCAATCCGGTCACGTTTCGGGTTGTCGATAACCGAACGGCGGCGGGTGTCCTCCTGCCAGTAAATGGACAGGTTATCCAGACGGGTGATCAGCAGCGCATTCGGCGGGAAGAACGGCGCACGCACGGCCTGCAGGCCACCCATGCGTTTCTGACTGATGATCATATCGGCAGCCAGTTTTTCACTGTTTTCCTGCTCTTTGTTGACCAGCGGGAAATACTTGTCAGACAGCAGCTCACGACCACAAATCACCACCAGATCGTCATCGTCCTGGTAGACCACGTCGATAAGCTCATTGACCGCATCCATCACCACAGCGTCCAGGTTGGCATATTCGCCACCTTTCCCGACTTTCACCGCACCCGGTGTGGTTTCACCGCCCGTGGTGGTGCTGCCCATGACGTGATCCGGTGCATCCTCACGGATTTTCTGCAGCCAGCCTTTGTTCACATCCTGCAGCAGCGGGTTTTCGCTACGGTTAGAGGTTTTCGCACGCTTCACTCCGTTAAAGCCAATCATGATGCGGTCCAGTGCCTGACGTTTCACGATGGCGTTACGGATACGCACCTGGAAATCCTGAAACTTCGCCCACAGGTCCAGCTTCGCGTAGGTCAGCACCGTGTCAAAGTTGGTCTGTTCGCATTTGTATTCCACATCGACCATCAGCGTCGGATCGACAGGTTCACGCTCTTTCGCGGTGGTGTCAGTGGTTCCGGCAATGGTGCTGCCAACACCCAGCCCCAGCAGCTGACCGGACTGCTCAGTCACTGGCGTGACGTTAATCAGCGTCAGGAAAGCGGCGGACTGCTGGATCTGGTCTTCCAGCGTCTGCTGCACAGACGGCTCTACAGTGAACTTGCTGGACAGTTCTTCAACTGCCACACCGTTCAGACGTGCCAGTTGCTGCAGGTAAGCGTTAAAAGCAAAGCGGGTATTCTTCTTCATCAGGTTTTGTGCTCCATCAGCAATTGGTCAGAGTGTCAGCGGGGGCGTTACCGCCTGTTGCACGCTGGCGGTAGTCCTGGCGGCTGTCTTCATGACTCAGCTTATTCACCAGTTCGTTAAAGGCGGTTTGCTGCTCCTGCAGAGCAGTCTCCAGCTCAGACAGGCGTTCTTCCTGCTCAGACAGGGATTTTTCGGTGCGTGCGCTCAGGTTCTGCTGCTCAGTGGCGACCAGCTCCACGGCCTTATGCACATCAGAGAACCGGGCGTCATCGGACTGCTCTTTTTTGGTAAACAGCGCCGTGACACGGGCAAACAGGGACGGCTTGTCCTCCTGGATTTCTTCCAGTTCGATCACCGTTTCCTCTGCAGCGGTAAAAAGATTGGCGGGATTCTGCTTGCGGTTTGCCAGCGGGTTATGGGCTGCACTGGCGCTGAATGTCAGCATTTCCGTACCCAGACTGGCGGGATCATCAGTGGCAGCCAGGCCGACCAGGTAGGCTTTACCCGTATCAGCGAACTTCGGGCTGACTTCCATAGAGGTGAATAATTTCTGGCCTTTTTTCACCAGTTCCACCAGGGACTCCGTTGGCTCAACGTCGGCATACAGCGCCATCTTGCCTGCCAGCGGACCTTCCGTGATTTCTTCAGCAAACAGCGCCGTCACCTTGCCGTAGCGGTTAAAGGTGCTGTCCGGCAGATAAGACTTGATGTGCTCAAGGTTAATCAGCGCGGTATACACCGCCGGGTTGTAGCTGGCTGCCATCTGTTCCAGCCATTCACGCTGGATTTCGCGTCCGTCGGTGGTGGCACCTTCCACCCCGATGCGAAAACGCTTTGCTTTCACTGTCATGAGCCGTGCTCCGTTAGAAAAAACTTACTGGAGCCTTATGGTTGCGGTGATGGGGGCAGTGAAACAATGCGCGGTATTTGTACCGACAACCACACAAACCGCAGGCGGGGAAAGCCTTCATTCAAGGCTGTAGGTTTGTGCCATGAACACCACACTGACACCCGCAGATCTCGATCCCCGTCGGCAGGCCATGCTGCTGTACTTTCAGGGATACCGCGTAGCCCGCATTGCTGAAATGCTGGGCGAGAAAGTTGCAACCGTTCACAGCTGGAAAAAACGCGACAAGTGGGGTGACTATGGGCCGCTGGATCAGATGCAGCTCACCACCGCCGCACGCTACTGCCAGCTCATTATGAAGGAGCACAAAGAAGGGAAAGATTTCAAAGAGATTGACCTGCTGGCGCGCCAGTCGGAACGCCACGCGCGGATCGGCAAGTTTAACAATGGCGGCAACGAAGCCGACTTAAACCCTAACGTCGCCAACCGCAACAAAGGCCCACGCCGTCAGCCGGAAAAGAACGTTTTCACCGATGAACAGATTGAGAAGCTGGAAGAAATTTTCCATTCCTCCATGTTCAACTACCAGCGCCACTGGTGGGAAGCCGGAAAAACCAACCGCATCCGCAACCTGCTGAAGTCACGCCAGATCGGCGCGACCTTTTACTTTGCCCGTGAAGCCCTGATTGACGCCCTGCTTACCGGACGTAACCAGATTTTCCTTTCCGCCAGTAAGGCACAGGCCCACGTCTTTAAACAGTACATCATCGACTTCGCCAAAGAAGTGGAGGTGGAGCTGAAAGGCGATCCGATGGTGCTTCCCAACGGGGCCACGCTTTACTTCCTCGGCACCAATGCCCGCACGGCCCAGAGTTACCACGGCAACCTGTATCTGGATGAATATTTCTGGATACCGAAATTCCAGGAGCTGCGCAAAGTGGCTTCCGGTATGGCTATTCACAAAAAATGGCGACAAACCTATTTTTCCACGCCATCCAGCCTGACACACAGTGCTTATCCGTTCTGGTCCGGTGCGCTGTTTAACCGTGGGCGCAACAAAGCCGATAAGGTGGACATCGACCTGTCCCACAACAATCTGGCCCCCGGCTTGCTGTGCGCAGACGGGCAATACCGCCAGATAGTCACCGTGGAAGATGCGGTGCGCGGCGGCTGTAACCTGTTCGACCTCGACCAGCTACGCATGGAGTACAGCCCGGACGAATACCAGAACCTGCTGATGTGCGAGTTCGTGGACGATCTCGCGTCCGTGTTCCCGCTCAGCGAACTGCAGGCGTGCATGGTGGACAGTTGGGAAGTCTGGACCGACTTTCATGCACTGGCCCTGCGCCCGTTTGGCTGGCGCGAGGTGTGGATCGGTTATGACCCGGCAAAAGGTACGCAGAACGGCGACAGCGCCGGATGCGTGGTGGTGGCACCGCCAGCCGTGCCAGGCGGTAAGTTTCGCATTCTTGAGCGTCACCAGTGGCGCGGGATGGACTTCCGCGCCCAGGCTGATGCAATCAAAAAACTGACCGAGCAGTACAACGTGACCTATATCGGCATTGACTCGACAGGCGTCGGTCACGGGGTTTATGAGAACGTGAAAGCGTTCTTTCCTGCCGTCCGGGAGTTTGTCTACAACCCCAACGTTAAAAACGCTCTGGTACTCAAGGCCTACGACATTATCAGCCACCGCCGTCTGGAGTTTGACGCCGGACACACCGACATAGCGCAGTCATTTATGGCAATCCGTCGCGCCACCACCGCCAGTGGCAACCGCCCGACCTATGAAGCCAGCCGCAGCGAAGAAGCCAGCCACGCCGATCTGGCCTGGGCAACAATGCACGCACTGTTTAACGAACCGCTGCAGGGCGAGTCCGCCAATACCAGCAATATTGTGGAGATTTTTTGATGGGAAAGAGTAAGAAGAACCGCGCTGCGTCGCAGAACCAGACCCAGCATAAAAGCCAGACTTCAGCCGAAGCATTCAGCTTCGGCGATCCCATTCCAGTACTGGACCGCCGAGAATTACTGGACTATGTGGAATGCGTACAGATGGACCGTTGGTATGAGCCGCCCGTCAGCTTTGACGGACTGGCGCGAACCTTCCGCGCCGCCGTGCATCACAGCTCACCCATTGCAGTGAAATGCAACATTCTAACCAGCACCTACATCCCTCACCCGCTGCTTAGCCAGCAGGCTTTTTCACGTTTTGTGCAGGACTATCTGGTATTTGGTAACGCCTACCTGGAGAAACGCACGAACCGCTTCGGTGAAGTTATCGCCCTTGAGCCTGCTCTGGCAAAATACACCCGACGCGGGTTAGACCTGGATACCTACTGGTTTGTGCAATACGGTATGACAACCCAGCCGTATCAGTTCACGAAAGGCAGCATCTTTCATCTGATGGAACCCGATATCAACCAGGAGATCTACGGCCTGCCCGGCTATCTTTCTGCCATTCCGTCAGCCCTGCTCAACGAGTCCGCCACGCTGTTCCGACGCAAATATTATATTAATGGCAGCCATGCAGGATTCATAATGTACATGACCGATGCCGCTCAGAACCAGGAGGATGTGAACAACCTCCGCAACGCGATGAAAAGCGCCAAAGGTCCGGGCAACTTCCGCAACCTGTTTATGTACTCGCCTAACGGCAAAAAGGACGGGCTTCAGATCATCCCGCTGTCAGAAGTGGCGGCAAAGGATGAGTTTCTGAACATCAAGAACGTAAGCCGGGACGACATGATGGCGGCGCATCGTGTGCCGCCGCAAATGATGGGGATTATGCCGAATAATGTTGGGGGGTTTGGGGATGTGGAGAAGGCAAGTAATGTATTTGTAAGGAATGAATTATTGCCACTACAGAAGCTAATAATGGAGCTTAACTGCTGGCTCGGCCACGAGATTATACGTTTTATCCCTTACAAGCTTGAAAAGGCAACTTAATAAAAATTCAGATATTATAAACAAATCAATTAATAACCATATAAATAGAAAAGTCAATTGAGCGTAGCTCAACATATCGCCAGCAAGGCGGGCATACCCGCCTTTATTAACGAAATTCATCATTAGATAATTGCTGAATGAGGAAGTCGGAGTAAAAATCCAGATGATTAGAATCTGAATTAATAAAAGCGCTTTTTGAAAGCTCAACAAAAGAAGGTTCCCCGTAAATCAAACAATGCAACCTAACTTTATCTATATTATATTTTTTGTTAGTAAAAATACTTTCTAGCTCTAACAATGCATTTTTTGTGGAAGTTATCTCAACCGAGGCCTTGGAGTTCCCATTTAACACAACATTGCTAACTTTAATTTTATCAATATGTAATAGACTTATTGAATGCTGTAAACTTAGATAATTTATATACTCCTTTAAATTTAAGGTAATTGAACCAAATCCAACCCTATAATTGAAATCTACACTAAGTCTATCCGTCAATTTCTTTATAGATTTAGGGGGATTAAAAATAGCCAATAAAGAGAGATTTTTAGATACGGGCTTTAATGCAAATTTTATGGTTTCATACTCTAAAAAATCTTGTTCTATCTCATCTCCCGCGGGCGATACAATAACTTCTGTACGCAATGACTTTTCAACATAAGAAGCGGAAACTTCATGTTCAGTAAAATTCACAAAAGTATAACCATAACCTTTACTTTCATCATAAGAATTACGTTTAAAATAATCAATTAGTTCAGAGAAGGTTATTGATAACTTCACTCTGCTCCACTTAATTTTATCCAGTGTTTTCATTTGTTATCTCACTCATACTCTTTATTAATATCCATTATAATTGAACGCGCCGTTTTTTCAATAAGTCTTTTAAAATGATATTCTTCATCATCCGGTAATTGGCTCGGATTTTTATTATATTCTCCGGCACCTTTATATTTCCTCACCCCTCTAGAAATATATGAAAAGCTCTTAAACTCTAAAGGATCACTAAACTGAGCTTCAAAATCATAAAGATCTGGAGTAGTAGATTTATCCTTTATTCTCCATCTTATTTTCCAAATATAAAACCCTCTATCATACAAAGAATTCAACTCTTCAGATTTAAGCACCCCCTCTCCTTTCAAAGATGCTTTGCTAATATGTATTCCTGTTTCAGAATCCCCATCTTCCTCCTCCATGACAGCAGGTTTAGGATGGTAGATATAAACATCCGTAACATCATCTAAAACATATCCATCCAACCCATTGATGAGCCGCTTAAAAAATTCTGTTCTTTTATCTGCGTCATCGATGTTCGCGAGGTTGATTTCTTCTGTATCTAAAGTCGTTGCTTCTATATCTTTTTCCTTTTGTATAACCTGTTCGATAATACTTAGTAGTTTTTTATTATAAATCTCAGCTTGTTCACTATCAGGCCTACGAATTGAAAAACCATCCGAAAGGGACTCGATTTCAAAAACAGCAGTTTTCTTCTCTACTTGGTTAAATTCACTTTTACCAAAATTGGTTGATAAGTATGTAATGCTAATTTTAATAAAATCTTTATCACTGATTACATGACATATATCATCTTCGCTTTCCAGCTGATCTTTAAGCTTATTAGCAGCCTTAACAAGTAGTGGCTTATCAATATTATTCTTAATAACTATAGCCGTAGATTTCTCTCGCCTTAAAAAACCTCCAAATATTCCAGAAATTTTCTGATGCAAATAATAATCATGAGTGAGCTTTGAGAAATTTTTTGCTAGTTGCTTACGCTCAGTTTTTTTTGACACCAAAATTCCACGGGATAAAAACAATTCCACCATATCATTATCAGTGACACGTGATTGGCATAAAGCCTCGTATAAAGCTTTGTCTGTAACACTGTGTATTTCACTCATTATTTAACATCCCATGATCTTTCTTCTGTTAAATATTGCTCTCGAGATAGAGGCACAATATATAGCTCAATAGATAATAATTTTTCCTTCATAGATTCATCATATCCCCACTGATATGAAAATTTTTCTATAGCTTTTATAAAATTAGTCCGTATGTGCTCACTTTTATCAATACATGCTACTCTAATTCTAATATTATTTTTTGAGTTTAATATCTGGTAGTTAGCTAGAGTATCTAATAAATAATTAAACTCTAAGTCTGTTTTACCGGAGCGGTTGTAATAAACAATAAACCCTTCAGGATAAACCAGCTCGTCCTCCTTTTTAGCTCTATTATATTCTATTACTGGACCATGTTTAATTATCATGTAGGGGGATGTTAGAGTTTCCACTGTAGCTGGAAGATATTCTTCTGCAGTCACAACCTTATGAAGTATTAATTGAGGATAATAGAACCCATAATCATCACGCGGGAATTTATTTTCCGCAATCATTTCGTTCATATCAGCAACAACAGACATAAGATAACTAATAGTTCGTGGCTCAATTATATGTATTTGCTGATTTTCAGATACATTTACTCTGTCTAAATTAACTGCCGCAGGTCTTTTCCCTTTTTTGGGTTTAGGAGGATAAAAATAGTCATAGAAATTATGCTTATAGTCATTATCATGATTATATACAAAAAGTAACCCTCGTACTTCACTTTTAGACATGGTTGTCTCATAGCGACTTTTCCATACCTGACTATTCTGCGCACAATGAATAGTTTTTGCTAAGGAATCTAAAGCATTTTCAACCATTTTAGAATTTAAAGACCCTTTTGAATAACTTTTCAAATCAGTATTTAGATAAACAATTTTATTTAAGTAAGGATCTTTATAATGAAAGACAATATCAACTGGATGTGTGTGGTCTTGCGTTTTTTCCGCTGGCTTGTGTAATTCTTGTTCAGTACACGGAAAATCATGATCGGTCGGACCGTGTTGCTTCCACTTAAATCTTTCCAATAGTTTATGGGACACCAGCTTCGCCAAGTCTTCACGAGGTCCGTTTTCTGCCATGATAAGATTCTCCTTTAGTTAACTAAGAATAATACTATTGAAAAATTCACAGATTCTCTAGCTTTTTAGTTAGCGCGCGCTCGTATCCCCGCCACGCCTGCCCGCTTTATGTAGTAGTTTTCATGCACCTGCATGACATGAGCAAAAGCCCGCCAGTTCTGGCATGTCTTAGCCAAACCGATCCTCAAACGATCATGCGAACTCATGCAGCATAGACATGCATGACATGAAAATCGGTCAAACCTTGAAACCAGTCATAAATATGAGCCAGCTTAATACACACTAAATAGCTGCGTCTAATACTGCTACACCTGCCGTTTACTGACATGTGGCATGTCGCGTAAGGACAACATACTGTAGGCCAGATACAGCAGGATCAGGCGAAGAAAACGGCCCCACGCCTTACCCAGCAAGGGCCAAGGGCTAACCGAAAGTGGAGCATTATTCCGCGCAGTTATTTAGTGTCAGCTCTTTTGAGCTAAAATCAAGTTTCAACATGAGGGTCTGTGCAGGCTTTCTCATCCCGCTAATTTATACAGCACACCTATATGGCTATGAGTTTGTCATGCCCGCTAATCCTGTTAGGATTAGCCTTGTTTTTTTACGATTGGGATAGGGATATGAAGAAATTAACTGGCGTAATTGCTTTTGCTCTGCTGCTTACTGCTTGTGACAAACCGAAGATCGATGCATCAAGCGATCAGTCGATGAAAGAGTCCATTCAAAAAGTAAGAGAGTCCTTACCTGCAGATAAAAAAGCTCAGTTTGATGATGCAGTTAAAGTCGTTGCCTTTAGCCAAATCAACATGAGAGAGCTAATGCAGGCTGGAACGTCTTCTGGGGACGTCTACGAAACAAAAATTAAGTCAGCGTTGGAAGGTAAAACTGGTGATGAGGTTATAAATTACGCACAAACTATTCGCCTTGAGCGTGAGAAGAGAGAGAAAGAACAGGCTCTGCAAGAAATAAAAGAACTGGAAGCCAAACAAACCTCTGCAACACAGGCTGCGGAAAAAATGAAAGCCTTCAAGGTCGAACGTTCCCGTTTTTATTTCCAGAAAGAGGATTACGGCAATGATCAGCCAATTCTGGATATTAGCGTTGAAAACGGAACAGACAAAGCGGTTGCCAGAGTATTCTTCAAAGGAGTTATTGCCAGCCCAGGAAGAAGCGTCCCTTGGTTCTCTGACGTCTTCAACTATAAAATTTCTGGAGGTCTGGAACCAGGTGAGAAAGCCAACTGGAAATTAGCCCCTAATAGATACTCTGATTGGGGAAAACTTAAAGTTCCGGCTGATGCTATATTTACCGTCACAGTCATTGGCCTTGAAGACGCAGATGGGAAATCGATCTATGGTGACGCCGAGTTTTCAGAACGCGATGCTGACAGACTGAATCAACTTAGAGATAAGTACCTTTCTAAATAATCAAAATTAAAGCTACTTCAGCATAGTCCCTGAGAATATATATCAGGGACTACCAAATCACGGCAGATACCCCTTAGTTAAATAATGCTAAACGCTTAGAAAGAGACCATGAAACGTATAACTTTCTCCTTTACGTTAGTAGCAATCATCATAGCCTTAGCTGGATGTGCTTTGCCAGATAAAGACGGCGACTTCGGAGCTTATGTTCATGCCTGTCAGCAATATGCATACGGAAAATCCTATGCCTTTGAGAATAGAGACTTCGCGTATAAGGTCTGTAAGGACGCGGCGAAACTGTGGAGTGAAGAAGTTCCTGGCTATATCATCAGGCAAATTCAACTACATCCTGAAATACCCAGCGAAGAAATTAAATATGCAGCCATGGCCGGCTCTTTGGGTAACAACTAAATCAACTTATGAGAAAGGGGCTTAATGCCCCTTTTCGGTTCCCTTATCAAGTCCTAACGAAACAAGCTCAACTGATTACATCCATCGACCTACTGTATTCATGGCTTCGAATTTTCGCCATCAACTCATCAGTCAATTCAGAAACCCACTGCAGAGCTAGCCCCTTCTCTTCATCACTACACTCACTAGCCGCTACAAGCTTAAGAAAAAAATCAATGCGCTGGAGCTTCAAAGACTCCAAAAAATAGTCCTGCATCTTTCCTCCTATAACACCATACGCAATACTGTACATATAACCACTGTTTATATTTACAGTATATAATAATCTTACTGATGTAAAACGTTTTTTTACGTTCATCAGCCTGATATGCCTGGTATTATTAAGAGCACGAATTGTTAACCCGCGTGATTAATACAGGTTCCGCCACTTATCATCTTCCTGCAAACGCTGGTTCCGATAGAAGATACGCAGGCCTGCTCCTGACGGAATACTGCCACCGCAAAGGAGCAAATCGACCTCTTTCTCGCTGCCATCAAATCCTCTGGACTTCAGTTCATAGACGAGCTGCTGACGCTGATACTCTGTAATTCGCTGTTTGTAGTCTTTACGCCGTTTCGGTTTAACCAGGCGCAATCTTGCTGCCAGTTCCCGGCGCTCTTTTTTGCTCATACTGTGCAGGTAATCGTGCAATTCCTTGTCATCCATGCAGGTAATGTCCGTTCTGGTATCCCCATCTGCTGATTCATCTTTCTCATGTTGGTTCAAATTTTCAGCAAGGGGACAGTTATTGCCACGAGTCCAAGGGGCGCAAGCGCCCTGGTCGGCTGCCGCCTCCTGAACATCAACGGCCTTACGAACCATTTTCCACTTCACGGCATGAGTGCAGATCTTGCCCTCTGCAATAGGTGACCAGATGCCATAAATACGAATGCCGTGATCGCCATAGGCGGTCGGCTCTTCGTTGATTTCATAAGCGGTTCTGATGAGGTGATATTTGCGGGGAACCAGTACGCCGCCCTGCTTCATGATGTAGGTGGCAAAACAACCAGCATCAGCAGCAGCCAGGATGGCATCAAGGCGCGGGTTATCCAGTACCGGCGCACCTGCTTTTTTGTCCCCCTGTTGCCTTGCCGCCTGACCAGCCAGCAATCGCAGTTCACGGTAAGCCTGACGCCCCGGAATGCCAAAGAAGCGGAATTGCTGAACACGATGCAGAGACGCCCAGGCATTAACGTATTCAGCATTATCACGCAGGGATTTCCCCGTTTCCTTGCTGATCTCGCCAGCCAGACCACGCCCGTCAATGTTCTTACTGATGTATTTCGCGATGTAGCTTGTTGGCGTACCTTTGCGCGGGTTAATCAACTCAGACTTAAAGCGCGGCCCAGTGTTATTGCCCAGTTCCTCACGGTCTTCACGGATGGCAAACTTACGCAGTAATGCAGTGATGGCGCGGCGGTCTTTTTTGCGCATAAAACACAACAGGTGCCAGTGAACTGTACCGTCATGATGCGGCTCAGCCACCCGCACGCCATACCACCGCAATCCGGCTTTGTGCATCGCCTTACGAAATGCAGCAAACATGCCGACCAGATAATCACTGCTTTGTCTTACCGTCGCATTTGTCCAAGTTGGGTTGGGCCTGCCATTATTTAGCGTGGAATGGAAACGTGACGGACAGGTGATGGTGTAGAAAACGGCACAGTCACCGCGCATTTCCGCGATGAGCTCCAGGCCTTTAACACAGGCCATCATCTCATTGCGGCGATGCGCAGGGTTGCTGCTGCTGGCGTTTACCACATCCTCCATGTCCAGCGTGTCGCCGTCTTCGTTCACCAGTTCATGAGAACGAAAAAACTCCAGCGACTTACGGCGCTGCTCACGTTTATGCATCACGGCTTCATAGCTGACATAGGGAGATGCTTTTTTGCTGACCAGGCAGACAGCACGCAACTGCTCTTCCCGCCATTCGCAACGCATCTTCCATAATTTCCGGTACCACCAGTCAGCGCACAACATACGCGCCAGCGAACCCGGAATGAGTTCATAGGGCACGGGTTTACGGCGGTTTCTTTTCCGGCGGAGTTGCTCAAACGCAGGCGGGATGACATCCAGACGCAGGGTTTCCGCTGCCACCTTTTCCCATGTCTTGCGGATTTCTTCTGGCTTAACGTCATCGGTGACATACAAATCGCCACAAGCTGCATCAAGGCACATGCTCATATGCGCAGCTACCAGGGTGGACAGGCGTTTCACCTGATCCTGACTCATTTCAGGCAGGATCAGCAGGCCGTCCAGCCCTTCATGGCTTGCCATAAAGCGAAAAGAAGTGGATAGCTGACAGTCGCGTACATGCTCCAGCCGTTCCAGACATGGCTTAATCGTCTCACGCAAATAGCGGGAATAAGCCTTTGGCCTGCCCAGGCTGCTGAAGTATTCAATACGTTGCATCAGTGGCTTGCTGATATGGGAAGGCTGGGCATTGACGTCCGCCAGAATGACCATATCTGGATTAAAACGCTGCTGCTCATGCGCCAGCTTTGCCCGACTAATGAGCTTATCCTGCTCCATTTCGCGCTGGACAGGATCACGGGATTCATTAAAGAAATAACGCTCCCAGACCTGATCACTCAGTGCCTCGCGGCGCAGCTGTTCCTGCTCGTTATCGGCAGCGTACAGAGCGATCAGGTTTGAAAGCGCAGAAACTGAAGATTGCTCTTCTGTCTCTACGTAAGGATTGATTGCTTTTTTCTCAGCATTCCAGGAATAGCTGTAGTTCATTACGCAATCTCCAGTTCGAGCTGTGAAGGCTGCAAACCATTCGACAGCCAATCAGAAACTGAAGGTGGGCGAACAGCTTCAATTGCACCTTTTAAAATTGCGCAACGGTTTTTCAGAATGACAGCTTTCAGCTCCTTTTCCGTCAGATTGCGCGAATACTCAGCCTCCTGAATAGCCCGCGTCAGCTCAGGATATTTGCTATTAAATTTGGGGACATTGCAGGCAAGATTTGTACTGTCGGCAGTCGCCAGTGGGTAATTTCCCAACACACGACCGTCAAGCATGCGCAAACCATGAACAGCTGTTTTGAAATTGTGTCGGCAATAAATTGCTTCAAAAGCGTCCTGCATACGACGATGCCAGTGCGCAGTTCTGATAGCCGCATATTCACCAGACGATCCAAAGCAGACACGAGGCCATTCACGACATAGCTCGATAAGCCGATCGATTGACTCGTGCAGATGCCAGACGGGAGTTGCCTTCCCGTAGAACATTTTCGGAACTTCGTTTATCAGGGCATCATTGTCACGTTCACCTCCGTCCACAACATCAGGAATGACAAAAAAAGCGACCTTAGGATGGTGGTAATAGTTCAGGAGCCATTTATAAAAATCACTCCAGTTAATTTTTAGCCCACGCACCCATGCAGAAAATGCGCCGTTATCAATGCCGACGACCTGAGCGTGCTGAATGGACGCCGCAATCTGATCTGGTCGTACATAGGAGACGAAAGCGCCAGCTCCGCTCACCGCAATACGATGAACGTCGCCAGCACTTCCCCAGACAGGCGTCCCATGGAAATGATGAATTCCGTGGTGCATTTCTTTCACACTTGCACCCCGAAAATAACAGTAGAGTCACGTCCCCTACTAAAATCGGCACTAAACCAATTAGCAGATTTAGTGGCAATCATCTCAGTTGCAAATTTTCCCTCCCCCGCTGCAACGCCGATGCTGCGTTTCGCCCTGATGTAGTGGTGAGTGAAATTACGATAAAGGGACCGGGTCAAAGACGTGTTACTGTTAGAAACAATGACCGGATGTCCTTCTGATGACCGATGTTCAAGAATGGATGCCAGGTGATACTGATCATCTTCAGTGAAACCATCAGTGTGATAGCCGGAAAACGTACCGTCATAAGGCGGATCGCAATACACCACATCCCCCACCTTCAACATCGCCAGCGTTTCATCAAAGCTGGCGCAGATAAACGTTGCCCGCTGGGCTTTCTCTGCAAATGCGCGAATTTCTTTTTCAGGGAAATACGGATTTTTATAATTACCGTAGGGAATGTTGAAATGCCCGCTCTTGTTATAGCGACATAAACCACGGTAACCGTGACGATTGAGATACAGGAAATATACCGCTTTCATGAAATCAGTAATTTCAGTGGAGTAATTAAACTCCTGCCTTATGTTGTAATAAGCCACCTCCCTGTTTGCTTCCTCAAATAAAGCTCTGGCACGAGATATAAACGCCTCACAATCAGCAGCAACCTTTTTATAGAGGTTGATTAAATCAGGATTAATATCCGCAACAAGATAGCTGGGGTAATCCGTCTCCATCATCACTGCACAGGAACCCGCGAAAGGTTCAACCAGTCGCGGGCCAGCAGGAAGATGCTTTTTCAGTTCGGACATTATGGCGGTTTTATTTCCTGCCCATTTCAGGATGGTGCTCATACAGCACCTCCGTTGTAATGTTTGCCTTTCAGCTCTGCGATTTCCTGACAGGTAATGCAAAGCTGCACACCCGGAATGGCACGGCGGCGTGCTGGCGGAATTGGCGCTTCACACTCAACGCAAAGCACGCGGGACACGCCCGGCGTTTTGGCACGGGCAGCACGGATATGGCGTTGGCGTTCTTCTTCAACGCGCTGCTGTACGAGATCCATTGCATCAGCCATCAGTGGATCTCCTGCGCTTCGTTCTGGATTGCTTCAGCAGTCACACGCAGCAGTTCTGCCGCTTCGACGTGGTTTAGCTGGCGGGAGGTGATATGACACGCCAGGCTATCGAGGCGAGCAGCCATTGCTTCAGCCCTTGCCCGGCGTTCTTCCAGACGAGCCTCTGTCAGTAAAAGATTAAGACCTGCATCATCCGGTCCGGTTTTGGTCGTGAGGGTTTCAATATTACGCATAAGCAATTCTCCTGAATTTAGATAAAGGGATGCCCGGCGGGTTTACGCCATTAATTTCATTAGTTGGTTAATTCGGCATGGTTAGCCGTCTGGGAAATAAGCTCACCACTGCACGAAAATGATTCATTGCTTTAATCAACTCCCGCTTTTCGTCAGTGGTCAGCTCATTAATGCTGATGCTATGACGTTCAGCTGGAATTTTTGCCATAAAGAATATGGCAGCCAGTGCCCGTTTATTTTGTTCATTATTGATATCCCGAGGATCACGCATATCTTTAATAAACCGCTCAAGCTCTGACTCAATATTCAAACCAAAAACTTTCGCCCTTAACTCCGCAATATGATTAAGTCCATTCAGGCGTTCACCGGGTCTTAATGGAACAGTCGCCGCAGCGCCTTCAATAGCCATTTGTTCCCCCGTTTTTTCGTAGATAGTTCTGCCAGCAATTCATCTTGTGAACGGCACGGATGCCAGCGTTTACCATCCTCACCCATGATCCAGCCGTGACCGTAGTGCATTGCCGGACTTTGTTTTACCAGCAGCGATGCAAATGATGGTTCTTTCGTCAGCATAAGCACCTCACAGCAAACAGAATGAAGCACCGAGGCCAGTCACGGTATCAACTGCACTCGCCATCGCAGGATTAGCCTGTAAACGGGCCTGCAATGAAACAGCAGCCAGCGCCATCAGTCGTGTAACAGAGTTAATGCTGCTGATCGCATCACGACGGCCTGCACTGGTTTTTACATCGCCAGAAACCGCACCTGCCGCGACACGCCCTATCTCTGCAGTTGCACTCATGACGTAATGCGGCAGTTTCTCTTTTGCCACCTCATTAATCGGTACACATGGCAGGCAGTGAATCTGTGCCAGAAAGCCATCTACCAGCGTTGAATCTTCAGTCAGATCGGTAAGCAACCAGATTTCTGGTGCGGTTAATAAATGAGGTTGAGCTGGGTTCAGCTTGTTCCGCAGAATCTGCACATTCATGCCTGCACGTTCTGCCAGTTGCACTAGGTTGTGGCGCAATGCGAATGCACGACAGGCTTCATCAAAATGTGGATGTTTGGAAACTTGGTAATCAAACATGGTCAATGCCTCTGATGTATTTCAGAATCGAACTAATTAAGGTTTAGATTGCATTCTGAAAGCGCATCAACGGTCATGGCTGCTATGTTGATCATCACTTTTTCACGTTTTTTATCTTTGCGCAGACGGTGACGGATAAGGCGTCCGTCAGCCAACATGTCATTGATGGTATCGATGGACAGCCCTGTCAGCTCGCTATAGCGTTCAATAGTCACATGAGGCGTGGTAAGAGTGATTGAAATGTTAGGTCTCATGATGCAACATTCCTCGTTTAATGATGATTAATCAGGACGAATACGGATCGTTTGTATTTTGTGAACACCATAAACATACGATCGCACAGTGAAATCGTCAAGATAAAAGTTCACTTGGAGTGACCATGAATTTGGAGAAAGGCGGACGAGGCGCTATAGAGCGCATGGTAGAAGCTTATGGATTCAAAACTCGACAGGCGTTGTGCGATCATTTAGGAATCTCTAAAAGTACACTCGCCACACGCTACATGCGTGACTCATTCCCAGCAGAATGGGTAATCCAGTGCGCCCTTGAAACGGGCACCTCGCTTAATTGGCTCACAACCGGACATGGTTCAAAGCAAACTTCAGGTAATACAAATACTATGGAAGTTGCTAAATATGTATTATCTGATGGTGCCTTGCGTGAAGACGGTTTTTATATTTTTGATAAGGGATTTCTACCCTCTACGTTTAAAAAACCTTTTGTCATCACAGATAACAATTCTGAATTTATTTGTGATAAAGAATTTGATGATATACGTGACGGTAAATGGGTAATAAGTATTGATGGCGAAATAACAATCCGCGACATTACTCGTTTACCCGGTGGAAGAATCTTCGTTGAAGGTGGAAACAGAGCCTTCGAGTGCAAGATAGAAGATGTTGAAATAATTGGGAAAATTATAAGTTTAACAATTAAGTACGTTAGGTAATACCGGGAGGAAACTATGCTTGGTAAGGTATTTTTTGTGGTTTTATCATGCTCTTTGTTATTAAACCCACTAACTACCTATGCTAAAAATTATCCTTGTTCTGGGAAAAAGGGAGGTGTCTCTCACTGTACCTCCGATGGAAAGTTCGTTTGCAATGATGGAACTATTAGTAAATCAAAAAAAATCTGTACTAAAAACTCGCGATAAATTTTGCTTTTATATCTGCGCCTAATATAACAATGAGCCGCAGGCTAACCGCAAAAGTCACATACTCACATAGCAAAAAATAGCCAACTTCATTATGGCTTCAGTGAGATGTATGGTCGCAGGATTTCATACATTGACACTGGTTATATATACAGTAAAAATGCTCTCTATTGGAGGGCATTTTTTATGGCAGTACGAAAACTCACCACAGGAAAATGGCTTTGCGAATGTTACCCCGCCGGACGTAGTGGGCGTCGTGTGCGTAAACAATTCGCCACCAAAGGCGAAGCTCTGGCTTTTGAGCGCCATACGATGGAAGAAACCGAAGCAAAGCCCTGGCTGGGAGAATCAGTGGATCGTCGAACACTGAAAGACGTGGTTGAGCTATGGTTCAAACTACATGGTAAATCTCTAACCGCTGGGCAGCATGTCTATGATAAATTGCTGTTGATGGTTGACGCTCTGGGCAATCCCCTTGCAACCGATCTCACCTCTAAAATGTTTGCCCACTATCGAGATAAACGCCTGACAGGTGAGATCTACTTCAGCGAGAAATGGAAGAAAGGAGCAAGCCCGGTCACCATTAACCTGGAGCAAAGCTATCTAAGTAGTGTTTTTAGCGAACTATCCCGCCTGGGCGAATGGTCGTATCCAAACCCACTGGAGAACATGCGAAAATTCACCATCGCAGAAAAAGAGATGGCATGGCTTACCCATGAGCAGATTGTTGAACTGCTGGCTGATTGCAAACGTCAGGACCCAATTCTGGCACTGGTAGTCAAGATATGCTTAAGCACAGGCGCACGCTGGCGAGAAGCAATAAACCTTACCCGATCACAGGTGACTAAATACCGAATTACCTTTGTAAGAACGAAGGGGAAGAAAAACAGAAGCATCCCTATCAGTAAAGAGCTTTATGAAGAGATCATGGCGCTTGATGGGTTTAATTTCTTCACAGACTGCTATTTTCAATTTTTATCCGTGATGGAAAAAACGTCAATCGTGCTCCCTCGCGGTCAACTGACACACGTTCTGCGCCATACGTTTGCGGCGCATTTCATGATGTCGGGTGGAAATATCCTTGCTTTGCAAAAAATCCTCGGACATCACGATATAAAAATGACTATGCGTTACGCTCATCTGGCACCGGATCATCTGGAAACGGCGCTCCGTTTCAATCCTCTGGCAACGCTGCCAAGTGGCGACAAAGTGGCGGCAGCGGTTGGCATTACCCCGTAA